AAAATTTTGTACCTTTACTTCTTTCGTCCTGTAGATTCTTATTTGCACGTTCTCCAGGAGACATTAAAGGAACTTCTGTTGCCCATGTTGCGTCTGCAAGTATTGGAGCGCCATTTCTTGCTAGAACATGCGGTGCTACATCAATTTGTCCATATAAGTATGTTCCTTTCCCTTTACCTGCAAAGCCTTTTACAAAATGTGTGCCAGTTCCATTCAAAGGAACTTGAGCTAGGGTAGAGCCAATAATTTTAACAGAGTTAAAAAGATTTGCTCCTATGCCGCTTATTATACTTCCGGCTAATGACTGATCTTCTTTTCTCTTTGGTGTAACTTTAGCTGCGTTTAAAGCTGTTTCGTTAGCAAGGTACTTTAACCCGGGTTTTTGGGTAAGTATTGTCCCTATTCTTTTTAAATCGTCTATTCTTTTAGAAATCTGGTTTGAGGAAGGTCCTTCTTGTCGAATATCTGTAGGAATAGTTTTCTGTACAATAGGTTCTGTCCCTATAGTAGCACTATCTGCATACTTAAGTTTATTCAACTGGGTTAGGTTACCCTCTATGTAGTTTCTTAGAATAGCCATTTAGTCTTACTTAGGTAAGTTGTCTACGTATCTTGCTCCTATCTTACCGTTTAAGTCTAAGTTAGACGCAGGATATTCTCCTTCTGGTATATTTGTAATAGAAGTGGTGTTATGTAAAGTTGAAGCTTTATCTGCCCCTGGTAATTTAGAAGGTGTTTGTCCTTTTAATCCGTAAGGTGATTCTGTTAGTTTATCTAATAGTGCCATATTGTATTTTATTATAAATAGATTAGTTTGATTTATATGTTGATAAAGCTAATGTATGTCCAACTTTATTTCCATCCATATACACTGTTCCTCCTGATTTAACAGCAGTAATTAATTCTTTTAGAAGGGTGTTTGTTTCTTCTCCAAATTTAGTACCGCCAGCTATTTTTAAGGTATCCTTAGGATGTGTCCTAATAGTAAAGTCTTCTGCTACTATTTCACTTGACGTTCCTGTTTTCTTTTCTGATTCCTCTTGTTTTTTCCTACCTTTGTATATATCTCTACCAGCAGATGCTGCGTCAATTGCCATCGATGCTCCTGTTCCGATACCTGGGAAAAGAGAGGCGATTCCTGAAGCTATTTCTAAACCTCCGCCTACCCAGTCACCTTCGGTGAATCTTTTTATTGCCATTCCTATACCTACAAGTAGACCTACTACAGGTATTTTTTTTAGAAGAGACTTCAAACCAAAACTTCCTCCTCCTTTAGTTAGTGCTTTTAGTATNTTAGGTACAAAGTTTCTTGCGTACTTTGCAACGTCGTCGATACTTCCTTTTAACATATCAAAAAAGAAACTACCAAGTGCTTTACCTTTAGAACCTATTTTCCCAATAAAGCCTAGTATGTTACCAGCAGATGTAGAAATACTATCAAATACTTCTCCTATTTTATCAAAAGGTTTTGCTAACGTACTTACTGCATCAGCCATTTTTTCTGTTGCTTCTGCCTGTCTATCTGCTAAACTACGGTTTTTGATCTGTTGCCCTAATCTTGTTTCACCAATTTCAGCCATTAGTTTCTCTTCCTTAGCGTTGGCCTCTGCTAATTTACCCTGTTCTTTTAGAGCTTCTATTTCTTTAATTCGTTTTTTTACGTTTACATCTAAACTTTTAGACATATCCATTCCAAGATTTTTCATTGCTTGCTGACTAATTAAAGTTTCTGCAAGTTCTTCTCTTGTCATTCCCATAGCTTTAGCCTGGGCTTCTTGGGCTAATACATTTTGGGATGTAAACTCTTCCGCTGTTCCAAAGTTTTTAGCAAGCTCAGCCGCTAGGGTTGCGTTATCACCCGTTAGGGCAGCCATTCGCGCTCGTTCTAGGTTTAATTCTTTTCCAGTTAAAAGTTCTGCTTCTAGTTCAGATTCTATAGACGATTCAAAGTTAAGTAGGGAGGAAGCAGATTTTTCGAGCATCATCATGTTTAAACCTACTTTTCTTGCTTCGTAAGCTGCTCTCTGTAATCCACCTGCAAATTTGGTATTAGTAAGCTGTGTAGCTGCACTAGTATTAGCAACATCTTTCATTACGTCCTGGTATCTTACAGCAGAATCTGTTGCAGCGTTTTGTAATGTTACAGTACCTATTAATTTAGTATTAAAATCTCCTAAATCTTGATTTGTAGCTGATGTAAATGCTGTAAGTTTTGCTGCTTGTTCTACAGAGAGTCCAAGTTTACCCGTCATTGCAGCAAAATTTACTGCTGTTCTATCACTAAGTTCAGCGCTGATTCCTAAATGTTCAGATACGGATAGTGTTGAGGCTGCTAATTCTTTAGCAGTTATTCCTGGGATAGTACTTGCAAGTTTAACAAACCTAGTGTTTATCTGGTCAGCTTGTTCTCTAGTAACATTTAACTCTCTACTGAATGATGTAATTCTGTCCTGCCCAGATTTAATACCCTTAACAAAGGTCGATATCCCAAACCCTATCATTAACTTTCCAACTGCACCGACATACTGTGAAGCTCCTGCAAGGAAGGCACTTCCACCTTCTGATGCTGCTTTACGTGCTACTTCGGCGGCTTTGCCTAATTCTCCAAACATGCCGGAAAGTCCTGGTATTTGCTTACCAAATTCAGCTATATCGTCAAAAAATTGAACTTCATTGTCTATCTCTTCTAACTCTTTCTTTAATTTTTCAGCTTCAGATACTATTTCAGTAAAGGTGTCTCGTGCGTCTGTGAGTAGTTCTAACGATTTAAGTTCTTCTTCGGTTAGGTCTTCTGAGGTTAGAATTCTTTTTTGAAGTAATTGTTGAATTTCAGCTTCTATACCTGCTTGTATACCTTTTGTGTCGTTAATCTTGTTTTCAAACTTAATTAACGTTCTTTTGTCGGCAAGCTGTTCTTTTGTAAACACCTTTAGTTCTTTTGCTAAATCTTTTGCTTTAGCAGTATTAACTATAGATTTCTCTTGTGCTTCTCCTGTTGTAGAGGCTAGTGCTTTGGCGTTTTCTTTTAATGCAGCTCCTACTGAGTTTAAAGCAGTAATGTATTCTTGAGCAGACGCATTAATATCTTGTATATCTTGTGGTGTTTTAGCCATTGTTATAGTTATATACTATAAATAGTAAAGGCTCCTACTATTTAGAAGCCTTTGTACTATAGGTTGGATTAACATCAGGGCCGTAGACATTATTCTGTGTAGACGGTGCTGGTTGCTCCTGTTCATTTTGCTTTTCGTAGTACTCCTTAATTTTATTAAATGTAAAATTTCTTAACCATATAGGCATATTGTAAATTTCACTCCAACTATATCCACCGTTGCCGTGAAAGACTATTTGGTGTATTTGTTCAAAGATAGAAGTCCTATAATTAGGCGTCAGGCCAAAAAAAGCTAATCCCTATAGGCAGGGTGACGTCCTCCTCTACGTCACTGATATTTACTCTCATATCAACATCTGGCTGTATTCGTGAATATTCCTCTCTCAAAGCTCTAGCGTCCTTAGCAAGTAGGTAGTTATCTATAAAGTCTCTAATATCTTTAAAATCCCTATACCCATTTACAGACGTAATCATATTTTTCAACCGTGTTGTAACTTCTGGAGATGCTTTTTTATCTATCTTTTTTAGACCTTCTAGTTCTTTCTCAATTAATAGTTCATCTTGATGAGTTAGTAACTTATATGTTAAGGTTGCTCCTGAGTTAGGTAGGGTAAAACTAAATTCGTTTTTTCTACCTGTATATAATGTTTCATCTATAGGTTTATTATCTAATTTAGATAAGTCAACTGTGGTCTTATTACCGTTATAGCTAAATTCGTAATCTTTACCGTATGCTAGTATTCTTGCTGCAATCATTATTGCATTCTTATCTCCTACTAGTATTTGATTATAGTCTACATCTTTAGTAACTATTAAAGATTTTAATAGCCTATCAATTACTGTACCATCAGCAATGTAGTTACGGTTTGTAAGTATATCTTCTTCCTTAGCAGTCATGTACTTCATTTCGATTGTACCTTTGGCTAATGGAGAATCCTCAGGATAAAGTAGTCCTTTGGATGGCAATTCTACCGTTTCGGTAGGTAATTTAAATTTAGATTCCATAAATTTTATTTAATAGTAACTAGTTCTAAATATAAATATAAGAACATTTTATTTTATAAACAACAAAAACCCGAAATTTCTTTCGGGTCTTTTTAAAGTATGTTGTTTTATCTTAGTAGTTTAAGATACAGTAATCCATTGCTACTGTAATGTTNAAGTCTACTACAGCATCTGATGACCAGTCAAACTGACCAAAATCTCCTGTTTGTAAGAATGCNCCTTTNATNATCCANTCTCCTACGATATCTCCTACAGGACCTAAAATGTTTAAAGTTAAGTCTTTTTTGTAGAAATCTGAATAACCAGCTCTACCGGTTACTGATTCATANGATAGACGTGCCCATTCCATTACAGCTTGTGCTCCTGATGGAGTGATTGGATCGTAAAGTGTCATAGTCATATCTGACCATTCTCTTTTTCCTCTAATCTTTCTGTATGAGTTGATGTGATCTAATTTAACTACGTTATCTGTAAATGTTGGAGCCTTAACGTTCTTAACCAAGAAGGAAGGAATACCGTCCATGTACATAACAAATCTGTTTTGTACTTTTGGTTCGAATGCTCTGAACATTATTTCGTTTGGATCTAATACTGCCATGTTATATTTGCTTTATTATAAATATCGTTTAAAAAATTATCCTGCGAAAGAAGCTCCTGTTGGTTCTACTACGAAGTCTAATACTATAAATTCTGCTGTTTTAGCTGGCTGTATAAAGATCTGACCAACTAATTGGTTTCTGTCAATAACGTCTGCTGTATTGTTAG